TTAAAAGGCTATTTAACTCGACCCTCTGCATACGCTTGCAAGATTTCGTCTGACAAAGCGTTGTAACGCTCTGGGTCGTTTTTCATAAGTTTAATAATGTCAGCACGACGATAGACTTTCCTACGAGACCCTTCTGCTGTACCACGAGCGTTGCCTGTTGCTGCAGACTTTACGGAACTCTTACGGGCTGCTTTCTCAGCTTGAGCCGTCTGCTGAACCACTTGATTACGTTCTTTCCAAAGCGTAAAAAGTTCGTCAGCAGAATCATAATCGTAACCTTGGTCTGCTTCTACAAACAGTTTAGTCCTAACCTTTGATCCCTTGATCCACTCAGCAAACTTAGGGTCTTGCAGAATAGTATCCATTTCTGGATGATTAGCTTTGAGCTGTGCAAGAGTAGCCTGTTGTTTGTATTGTTGAGTGTAAGCTTCTGCTTCTCTAATCTTAGGGTGGTTATCTATTGCCCTGTTTACAGCGTTTTGCGGATCTACAAAAAAATCTACATCTTCGCCTGTTTGTTGCTCTTCTTGAGGTGCTGGTTGTGTGTTGAGTTCTGTCTGAATGTAGCCATCAACAACTTTACGTAACTCACCTACTTCCGTACTCTGTTTGCCTGAAAACTTCTCAAGCTCTTGGTGCATCTGTACGAGTTCTTCGACAGACTTACCTTGGTACTTTTCTGGAACATCAGGCTCTTGTACAGGTTGTTCCTCTTCTTGAGGAGTCTCTACGGTGTCCTGTGTGTCGAGTTGGTCTGTTGTTTCTAGTTCCTCTTCTAGACGCTCATCAATAATTGTCGCTCTTGACATCACTAAAGTTACCCCGCCTTTCTAGGTTATGGAGATTATTATTGGGATTGACTCTCACGAGCTTCCCTTCCTCGTCGCCCAGCTTCTTCGTGTTCTCGTACCCACTTCATGTGTCTTCCGGGGAAGTCACCAGTAGATCCATCGAGGATGCACGGTGTTGCTGAAACGATTTTTGTAGCGTTAGCACCACATCCGCACCTAGTGGTTGTGGTATCCTGATCTACAAATTCTTCAAATATGTGTCCGTTAGTGCAACGAAAATCAAATACTTTAATCATTATCTGTGTTAAGCTCGTCGTAATTAGTATTTGTTGTAGACTCTAAATTTAAAATGTATGCTAAGACGTTGATCTGTCCTTTACGCATGTACAAATCATTTGTATCTTTAGTAGCTTCAACACTGTTAATCACTAAAGCATTCTGTTTAAGTTCTTCAGTTAGCTGTTTCCAACCATCAGTAGAAAACAGGGTGAAGTAATTGTCGTAGTACTGCTGTGTTTCTTGATCTAGCGAGGCCATAAGGTTATCTCTTGTATACTTATATGTTACTATATCACACTTTTAAGTAAAAGTCAAGTCTTTTTTTTGGTACTTTTACGCCTTTTTCCTGATGCCGTTACAGCGTACTTGACACGTTTTGGACCTGTTTTCTTAGCTTTGGCCGCGTCTTTCTCTGCTTTGGTCATCTTGGCGGCTACCGCTTTGGGTCTACAAGCTGGGTAAGGACGTTTAGACCCCTTGGCTTTTTTACGGCCACACTTCTTTCCGGTCTTTATGTCAACCCAATCTTCTTTGAACCATTTAGTCAAGCCGCCTTTGGTCTTAGGCATAAGTACCACCACGCTTCTTGTACGTCTTGACCAGCCAAGCATTAGCGTACGCACTAGGGTACACATCAAACTTTCGCTTGGCTTCTGATTTAACCCTAGAGTAAAGAGCTTTGTTCTTTACGTTAGCGGGTATAGAGCCTTTCTTCTTAGCTTTAGCCTTAGCTTTTGGCATTACTTCTTAACCTTCTTTTTCTTTTTCTTCTTAGGCTTAGACTTGTACGCACCCATTCCGTAACCCATAGCAAGCTCCTTATTTACCTTTGTGGACTTTCTGAACTTCAAAGTTTGCAGACTGAGACGCACCCTTGTGGGGCTTATACCCGCCTGCAGGATTTTTCATTAGCTTGTAACTTTTACCACTTTTCATCCAGTGGTAGCCTTTTGGTGCTGAGACTTTCATTGTTTACTATCTCCTTACCATTTCACCTTGTTAGCCCAGTAAGCCGCAGACATTTTACCTTTGGCTATGTTTTTTCTGTGCCTTGCTTTAAACGAAGCACGTTTCTTTTTCATACGGTCAGACTCACCTGCTTTGGGTTTACCTGCAGTACTTGCACCTTGCTCACCAAACCGAATAGTTTTTACTTTGTCGCCTTCCTTAGCCACAACTACGTGAGACTTTTTAGGATGGTTAGGTGTCCTTTTCGGTTTGTTGTATCCGCTTACTCCTGCTCGTTCCAGCCTTGGATCCTTTTTCTTGGGCATTAACCTTCGCCTCCAAGCTGTCTAATTGTGTTTGCAAACTGTTGAGCTTGTCCTTCTGTTCCTTGAACGCTTGGTTGACTTGGTTGAACAGGTTGTTGATTTCGGTTTGCGTCATTAACATTTTCTTTGCCTTGGATTTCCCTTTGCTTTAACAAACGATCTGCTACTTTTAATCGACGTTCAAATTCTTTGTCGTCCTCGTCACCTTCTCTTAGGTTACGTGTAATAGCGTTAATACGTTCAATTTCTAGCTCTTGAGGTGCAAGCTGAGCTTCAATAGAGTACTTGTCTGCACGGGCTTGAGATTCGGCTGACTGTCCTACAAGAGCTGCTGTTTGTGCTTGCTGGAACTCCAGTTGTGATTGCTGTGCAGCCATAGCCATCTGTTGAGCTTGTGGGTTAGGCTGGTTAGCTTGTTGCATCGCCGCAATAAGTTCTTCACGGTTAGACAAGTTCATGTTGTCTATGATGCTCTGGATCAACACAGGGTACAGAGGACTGTCCTGTTGCATTGTTTGTAGCAGTTGTACAAGCTGAGTAACCTCGTACTCACGAGCAATGATGCCTAGAGTGCTGGTAGGAATAAACTTGTAGTCCGCTACGGGGTAGTTCTCAGGGTCAAACTGCATGTATCGGTGTGCAGCTTTGGTTACAAACGGTAACAGGAACGACTGCTGAAAGTTAATCAGAGTCCGCTTGTGGCGTTTAATAATAGCCCCAAGAGACATAGAAATACCAGCGGCAGTAGCTTCACCGTTAACACTGCCAGCAATTCCTGCTGAATCAACTGCTCCTGTAGCCTGCTGAACCATCTGCTGAAGCGACGCTGCTTGTGCGAAAGTGATTTGACTGACTTGTCCGAAGTTAAACGGCTGGAGTACTTCACGAGGATCTCCGTTAGTTAAGATCATCTTACCGGGTCGAACTTCTGGCTTAGCCCCTCTAGGAAGCCGTGTAGCGTCCACAGCCATCATTGGATGGATTGTGAGACTCAAAGCGTCTATTCTTGCTCTAAGCTCTGTATCAAGCGCCTTCTGGCTGTTATAGCCCTTCTCACAGACACCACGACCCCAGAATCGGCCCGGCACGACATCCCAAGGGAATGCAACGACTGGGCGGTCGTTCATCATGTAAGGGTTGGCTTCCGCCTTGAGAAGAGTACCGCCGTTAGCAATAACTACGATTGCTTCGACGTACATCGAGTCTTCTTCTACTTCTACGCCTTCTTCTTCCAAAAGCTCACGAGGCACGAGACCGTAGTACTTAGTCAACCGAACCTTGTCATCATTGTAGAGGGTTAGGTCTTGATCGGGTTCTAAGTCTGTATCTGCGGCTGCAGACTCAATAAACGCGTCTCTGTAGATGTTTTGCTCTTGTAGTAACTCAACGCTGTGCTTACTAACAAACTCATCGACAGCTACACCGTAAGCATCTTCCACTGAGGTAGCCACAGGATCAATCAAAAAGTTTTGGGGTAGTACTGGCTTTAGTTTTACAATAACGCGGTCAGTGATGTTTACTCCAACTGCTTGAAGGTCACCGCCCATAATTGGCTCAGTTGCTGGAGCCATTTCTTTTATTTCTTCTAAAACTACTTCACCGATTCCTGTTCCGAAAACTGCAGCGTTGATGAGACATTCTGCTACTGCTTTACGAACTTTACAGGTTTCAAAGTCTTCAGTTAGTTTTTTACGCAGGTACGTCATGTCCTGATTTTGTGGGTCGTTTACGTCGTCTTGTATATCAAAAAACTTACCGCGACCAAATGTAGCTTCTTCTAGTTCTGCGACGTTAGACTCTACGGCTTGTTGTAAGGCAGGTGAAATAATTCGAGATCGCTCTGATCCTCGTTGAGAATCGTTTGGATCCCACTGACCACGCCACAAACGGTAGTACTCTTCGAAACGCTCTTCGTAGTTTGACTCGTAGTAATCGCGCCAGTCTTCACACTTTGTCATTACCCACTCTTCCAAGGACTCTTGGATCATCAGTGGGTCTGGGCTGTAAATTTCATCTGCCATGTTGAGTTCCTTAAATTACAGCAACACAGTACCCTAGTGTAAAAAACACAGAGGCGCTGATTGCGTATATTCCGTAGGTATTAAACGGTCTAAAAACTTTAGGTGAGTTCATATCTTTTGTAAACTCTTTCCAAAACAAACTCATATTAGTATCCTGCTATTACGTCTAGTATTTCGTGGTCGTCAATTTCGTAGTCGTAGTCATACGCTACTTGTGCTAACTGGTCTATGTACGCGAGTGCGTCAACTAAGTCATCGTGTGTTAGCACATCTGGAAACTGAAACAGTTGATCTAAGAATCTGTTGTTCCACTCACCTTTGTTTAAGCTAACGTAGCCGTTTTCAAACCGTCCTTGTAAAGCCCACATAACCCTGTCAGTTTTCTTTCGGTTACCGTGGGTTAGTTCTTCTACCCTAAAAAATGTTCCGTACCGTTTCATTAAATCTGTTAGAGGAGACATTACAGCTTGTTTAGCAATTCCTTTTTCAATACCAACACTAACGGGTCTGTAATCTCTAACGGTCTGAAATATCTTGGTGGCAGTCTCGTTAAGGCTCCACCGCCCATGTACAATGTTATCAACGTACCAACCATCAGGATTAACTTTAACAACAGCGATTGCGGTTTCATCTAGTTTAGTGTTCTTAGTTCGTTTTTTGTTTACGTCTTCAAATCCTGCGAGGTCGACAGCAATATAGTAATCGCCTACGTCTGGTTCTTCACCAAACTGGACCCAGCCTTCTTTAAACATTTCGGAGCCTCTTGCTTCAAATGAGGCCATGAACTCTTGTCGGAAGGCGTAACTCGACATGGACTTCTTTGCTGTGTCAATTTCTTCAGGGTCGAGTATGGGGTTGTCATAACTGGTAAAGTGCCACCCCTTGTAAGTTTCATCGTCTCCTAGCTCCGCAAGTTTATACAGTTCGTAGAAGTGGTTCCTACCCATAGGAGTACCTATGAACATCGCTGATCCCTTTTGGTCAGCTAGTGCTGGACGGAGAATCTGCTCCCATACGTCAGGCTTCATGTCTGCGTACTCGTCCATCACGAGAAACTTCAAGGACACACCACGCATTGTCTCTGGCCTGTCGGCTCCTTTGAGACTAATCGTGGCCCCGTTGACCAGCCTGATCTGCAGGTTGTTGATGTGTGATCCTGCAATCACAGGGTGTCCTAGCTCTAGGAGGGTTTGCCACATGATGTCACGGGCTTGTCCCTGAGTAGGCGCAACGTAAAACACTTGCCCTTTGTCGGACTGTAGTGCATTGATAATTAACATCCACGCTGCAAGTCTAGACTTTCCTGTCCGTCTTCCAGCAGCAACTACCTTGAACCGTGTTGAGTCAGAATAGACTTCTTGTTGCCACGGTAGTAACTGTACGTTTAAGTCAGTCACTGTTTTTAGTAAGTCCAGATTACTGGGGCAGAACCCCTTGTGTCTACGTGAATAAAGTCACTAGCGACGCCAACCCCAGCGAAACCCATCTCCAAAGCTTCTCTTATAATCGTGTACCGTTGAGCAGAATTAGTTATCTTTATGTCTGCTGCTATGCCTTGCGCGTGAGTTCCCGGTACATCTTTCTTTGCTTCTATCGGGTGCTGGGGTGACCTGTAGCCGCTAGTGATAACAAAAGGAAAACCACAGTGATCTCTGAGTTTATCTATCTTTTCCATGAACTCAGGGTCCATCTGGTTTTCACCAGTGTGTTGACAGTTGAACTCGTCTACTGTAAAGTACTTCATTTTTTCTTAGTTGTTTTTTTCTTAGGCTTAGACTGGTTCATTGTCTTTGCAGCCCTAGTCACATCGTTGAGAAAAGCACGTTCACAGTGGTCGTCATCAAACACAAAGTTAATAGATGCGTTCATCCATGCCCAAGCTTTAGAGTTGTCCTTGAGCCTGTGGGAGCGTCCTGAGACGGACTCGTTAGCGTTGTCACCAAAGAGAACAGCAACGTTAACTAACTGAGAAGTAGCATCACCTACCCGTACAACGTAGTCCAGAGCTTCTTTGAGGGCTGCATCAACCTTATCCTGTGACATCAACTGCTTCTCCATCGATAGTTTCTCCCTCTTCAGGGCTAGTAAAAACTTCTGTAGCTCCAACGCCAGTAATGTTGATCTGTATTGCACTTCTCCCTGCATCTTTTACCACTTCCTTCTCAAATGCACCTACTGGTAGAATACGATCCATCACTAGTTTCCACGCAGCAGCTTGATTCTTGTGGTCGTGGTCTAGTGCAGCTTCAAATATGGTTTCTAAAACTTTGGCTGACTTAGGACTAGCCAGCATACGGGCCTTGTACTCGTTAATTATTGCAGCATCGCCCTTTGGACGACCTCGGATTCCTCTAGAACCCTTCTTTTTTGCTACAATTTCTCCTTTTTTTGGACGGCCACGGCCTCTCTTTGGCGGTTCTTGGGTGTCTTCGTCTGACATTATCCAGTACCTGTCTGTTTTACACGGTTTCGCATGAGTCCCCTAACTTAGGTATACAGATGAGGGGATCTATACGAACCCTATATTAGTAATACCTAATATCTGAATATATTATACCATACTTTTATCCAAAAGTCAAGCTTTATTTATGGTAATATTTCATAAGAATACTAATTATCTCCTTAGTTTCCACCCCATTTAGTCTCCTTTAGGCCGCCCAAGGAAACACGAGTTAAAACAAAGGGTTAGCACACGAGTTAATTTAGGTATTATTACCCCTTTTTTCTAAAATTACCCTCTTGCAAACTTGGGTGGCAACCACGCGCGACGACATGCGTCAACCCCGGCCCCCGGCCCAAGTTATCCACAGGTTTTCCACAGGCCCGAGTTATCCACAGGTTACACACAGGGTTATCCACAGGGTTACTAAAGGTAACACAGGTAACACAGCCAAGGTAACACAGGTGTGTGAGCCAGAGAAGTACCCTCAGGCAGACACCAGCACACGCCAGTCATTCCCGCTTACCACACAAGTCCTAGCCCGTCAATAATTATTTATTGGTAATATTCACACTTTTACCCCATTGACGGCTCCAAAACCTTCAAGCAAGATATTCAACAAGTGGCAGGGAAAGCGCCAGAGGTAGTGAGCCTACCAACGGACCCCGCAAGTACTGTAAGCCCGACCTCTTCCTCGAGGGTTCTAACTTGGAGCGGTTGTCACAGGACGCCAACGGATCACATGGGCCACCATGCTCCCGAGGTCATCCACCGACGCGAAGACCGGCAGACGCCACCACGCGAAAGCAAGGGCCAGCCAACGGGCAGACAATCCACGGCAACAACGGCTCACGCGAGTAACAAGGTGGCAACATTAGAGGACATGGGTTGTGTCTTCCAATGTTGTTACCAATAGGAGTACAGGAAATGCGAACACAGGAACAGATGTTCGAACAGACACAGCGATACCGCGAGAACAATGATTGCACGGTACGCGCTTTGGCTGGAGCCTTCGACACATCATACGGCAAGGCCCACCGACACTTGGCAAAGTACGGAAGGCCGCACCGCAAAGGCCCCAGCTCAGCGGCGGCAACAGCGGCAACCAAAGCATTTGCCGAAAAGCTAGGCCACACCGCAAAGGTTCGGGACGATCTCAAAGGGTTAACCCTGAACCAGTTTTACAAGGATTACGCGAGCAGGGGCGGCATTTGGGTGGTATTTATCAGAGGCCACGCAATCGGTTTCAGAGACGGCAAGACACTGGACTGGACTGGAGACGAGGTTACAGGTAAGATCGTTAGACGAAAAACAGCCAAGGTTGGCTACAGAGCAGACAGCGCAGTTATTCAAATAAAGGGTTGAATTTATGCTGAATAGAGACCGAAAACACGTATGGCAATGTCAAATCTTGATTGATGATGTGTGGGTTGATAGACTAAAAAAACCGTACCCACGCAAGTCGGCATTTGCTGAGAAAGAATGGTGCTTCCACAATCTTGGGACGCCGTTAGACGCCCTGAGAGTTATAGACATCGAAACTGAAACAAACCAAACGAGGGTAAACAAATGAACGCATACGCAGAAGCAAGACAAGACGCACAAAGCCGGGCAGAAGAATTACGTTCGGAGATAGTCGAAGCATACTCCACCAGCACGCGCTGGCGAGGATTAGAAGAGGAGATGCTGGAGCGAGGATGGGAGATAGCAGACATAGACAGTATCTGGACACAGGACAACTGGAATTTAGTAACAGCAACACGGTCACAGGATTTCGACAGGTATCAGGACGCGTGCGACACAGCAGGCTCGTGCTTTGATTCTCTCGACGACCACATGACAGCGATCTCGTTTTTCATCCGTGAAAGTTTGTTGATGGAAACACTCAACGAAATGTTCCACCAAAAAATTGTGCAAGGAGATTGAACAATGGAATCAGACATTATTTGGCTTTGGGGTTTCGGTTGCCTTGTGTTAGTCGCTTGGCTCATATTCAGCGAGGAGGGTATATAGTTATGGAATCTTATCCGTGCATGTTGACGGGAGAGTACTTCGAAGGCGACCAGATCGCAGAGGGTGCGAAGTGGGTAGCGTCTCACCCAACGGAGCCTTCGTGGTCCTTTTACAAGTTGACAAACGCAGATAGCTGGGGTACAAATAGCCTCGCTTGCTTCGTAAACGCAGACATTGAACACGCAAAGGAGAACTTAACACTATGAACGACATGCCGTGCAGTATTACAGACGACCCCCTGAACGACTACAGCCACTGGTACGAACGCACAGGGCCATACGCCAAACTTCCGCACCTGAAGAACACCATCATGTGCGAGGGGTGCTACCAGTTGGTGGACAGGGTACACGAGGACACCGGCTACTGTAAGGAGTGCCAGCACGACTACGAGGTAGAGCAGTACTACAAACACGCAGGAGAGGAGCTGTGAAAGAGACAGAGAAAGGAAACGTCAAACCGATGACGTACAAGCAGATCGCGGAGGTCTTGGGCATATCGCCCGAGTCCGTCCGTGCCATCGAGTTCAAGGCACTGCGGAAGCTACGCAACCAAGGGAAACTTGACAAGTTCCGCGACATGTGTGACGGTACGTGGCGAGACGAGGGCAAAGGTTTAGGGAGGAATACCCAATGACAACGACACGAGGTGAGGTAGATCCACAGTACGAGATAATGCTGTCAGACATGGCTGAGTGGTCCCACTGGTCCGCCAGCGTGTACGAGGGCGACGGGAGCAAACTAGAGGACCACTACGCTTACTACCGCAAGTGGTCTTACAGCAAGCTGGAGAGCGAGTGGGAGGGTTTCTTCGGGAGGGACTACAGCGATGCACTGTAAAGCCTGTGACTGCTTACTGGAGGAAGAAATAGACAACAACCTACAACTCTGCTTTGGTTGTAACTTCGTGGCTATAGCGGCTCAGATGGGCCTCGACGAGCTGATCGAAGCTGACCAAAATAATTCAGGTAATATTACACAGCACGGTGTGAATCTGGAAGAAGTCCAGCAAATCGCTGATACAATATTAACGAAGGTTAGCAAACAAGATGGTTAACCTTTTTGTTAAACAACCAAGGGACTAGAACTTATGAATACTATAGAAGGCTTAGTTGCATTCAGTAACGTAACCCAACACGACGTGTACAACGGTCAGAGTACTGGTAAATACGCTCTCACCATCACCATGGAAGATGACGTAGCTGATGAGCTGGCGTCCAAAGGTGTAAAGATCAAGGAGTACCAGCCAGAGGACAAGGTATTCAAGCAACGCAAGTTCACCAGTAAGTTTGACTTACGTGTCATCGACGCAGACGACAACCCTTACACTGGTGAAATCCCCCGCAACTCCCGTGTCCGTTTGCTGTACAACCTCGGCCCAGCCGTAGGTGAACACGGGGCATCGACGTACCTCAACGCCATCCGTGTACTCGAAGAAGCACCTCAAGAAGTCGCAGAAGGTGTTGATTTCTGATGGAGTCTAAATTCCTACACCACGAGGAATGTCCCAAGTGCGGAAGTAGGAACAACGTGGCGGTCTACTCTAACGGTGGCCGCCATTGTTTTACTCCGGGCTGTGACTACCACGTTAACGGCGAGACAGGAGAAGAACTTCAGGTGACTACGCCCAGTAACTTACAGCTAGGTGGTGTGGTTGCTTCTATCCACGACCGCAAGCTGTCACTAAATACTGTAAAAAAATACCAAGTATCGGTGGACTACGCACCGGATGGTAAAATTGCCAAACATTTCTACCCGTACCACGACGTCAACACTGGCGAGATAGTTGCCACCAAGTGTCGCATCGTCAACACCAAAGACTTTCTCTGTACAGGTAACATGACCAACGTAGGTCTGTTCGGTCAGCGACAGTGCAGGGGTACAGGTAAGTACATCACCATCACAGAAGGCGAGGTAGACGCCATGTCTGTGTACGAGATGTTCGGACAGAAGTGGGACGTAGTGTCCCTTCGGTCTGGTGCATCGAGTGCCGCCAAGGAGATCAAGGCACAACTAGAGTGGCTCGAAGGCTACGAGAACGTAGTCATCTGCTTTGACCAAGACAAGGCAGGAGAGTTAGCAACAGATCAGATCAAAGACCTGTTCAGCCCCAACAAACTCAAGATATGTAAGCTACCTCTGAAGGACGCCAGCGAAATGCTCATGGCTAACAGGGTGCAGGAGTTTACACGGGCGTGGTGGGACTCCAAGGTTTACAGACCCGACGGCATCGTCGCCGGTTCAGATACGTGGGATGCCCTCGTAAACAAACGACAGATACAGAGTGTACCGTACCCTTGGGAGGGGTTGAACGATGTCACACGAGGCCACAGACCGTACGAACTTGTCACTATCACAAGCGGTAGTGGTATGGGAAAGTCCCAGTTTATCCGAGAGCTTGAGTACGATCTGCTTCAACGCACAGACGCCAACATCGGTGTACTTGCACTGGAGGAGGACGTCGCGACTACAGCTCTGGGAATTATGTCGGTGGCAGCATCAAGGCGACTCCACTTGGAGGAAGACACGCCTGTTGTTGAGCTTAGACCTCATTGGGAAGCAACGATGGGGTCTGGACGTTATTACCTGTTCGATCACTGGGGATCAACATCAGCCGATGAGCTTCTTTCAAGAGTACGGCACATGGCAAAGGCCTGCGACTGCAGATATATCGTACTCGACCACCTGTCAATCGTGGTTTCTTCTCAAGAGAACGGGGACGAACGGAAAGCTATAGACGAGATTATGACCAAGCTACGCACACTGGTGGCAGAGACAGGCATCACCCTGTTCCTCGTGTCCCACTTACGGCGCGGCACAGGGACAGCTCACGAGGACGGTGGACGTATCAGTCTGCAGGACTTACGTGGGTCTCAGTCTATCGCTCAGTTATCTGATATGGTGATCGGTATGGAACGTAACCAACAGGCCGAAGACCCAGCCGAACGAAACACTACGGCTGTCAGGGTGCTGAAGAATCGGTACGCCGGAGAGACAGGACCAGCGTGTTGGCTACGGTACGACAGGTTCACAGGCCGTATCCAAGAGTGCGGTAACCCTAACCCGAGGGAGGCAGAGTTTTGAACCTAGTCTTCTGTGACATAGAGACTGACGGTCTAGACGCCACAACTATCTGGTGTGCAGTCTGCCGTCACAACGGAGAGAGCGAGGTAATCTGTAATGAAGAAGACTTCAAAGCGTATGTATCGCGTAAAGCCCCGGCCATGTTCGTTTTGCACAACGGAATTGGCTTTGATGTTCCTGTGGTTGAGCATCTTTGGGACTTTACTTTTGACAGGACTATGGTCACTGATACCCTGATACTGTCACGCTTGGCTAACCCCAGCCGGTCTGGTGGACACTCCCTGCGGAACTGGGGTAACATCCTTGGCTTCCCCAAGGGCGACCACGAGGACTGGTCACAGCTCACACCAGAGATGATCGACTACTGCTTACGTGACGTAGAGCTAACAGAGGCTGTGTACAACAGGCTTCAACAGGAACTCGACGGGTTCTCAGAAGAGAGTATCGAACTAGAACATCACGTTCAGTACCTCATGCACCAACAAGAACGGAACGGCTGGTTGCTCGACGAACGCCTGTGTCACATGCTCTGCGCTAAGTTCAAGGAGCGTATGAATGAAATTGAACATAGTCTACAAGAGATTTTCCCGCCGATTGTTGAAGAGAGATACTCAGAGAAAACTGGTAAGAGACTCAAGGATAAAGTCACTGTATTCAACGTTGGGTCGCGGCAACAAGTGGCCGACAGGCTTACACCTAAGGGTGCAGTTTGGACGAGCCTCACTCCGACAGGCAAGCCGGTTGTTGATGAGAAATCGCTTAAAGAGAATCATCATGTCCCCGAAGCGCAACAAGTCTTGGAGTACCTCTTACTGCAAAAGCGTTACGCACAAGTAAACTCGTGGCTGGAACACGTCAAGGACGACGGTAGGGTACACGGGCGGGTGATAAGTAACGGTGCTGTCACTGGACGTATGACACACCAACGGCCCAACATGGCACAAGTTCCTTCTGCTAGTTCAGAGTACGGGGAGGAGTGCCGTAAGTGTTGGATTGTACCAGAGGGTTACAAGCTAGTAGGCTTTGATGCCAGTGGACTAGAACTACGGATGCTCGCTCACTACATGGGCGACGAGGAGTTTACAGATGCTCTGCTTGACGGAGACATTCACACCAGAAATCAACTTGCTGCGGGTCTTCAGACAAGACCTCAGGCAAAGACTTTCATATATGCTTTCCTGTACGGAGCCGGAGACGCTAAAATCGGAACCATCGTCGGAGGAACTGCAGCAGATGGTCGAGTTCTTCGGAACCGCTTTCTTCGAAATACACCTGCTCTTGAAGCTCTACGAGACAGAGTTGGGCAAGCGTCTAGGCGAGGCTACCTACGAGGACTCGACGGACGACGACTCTGGGTTCGATCCGAGCATAGTGCATTAAACACTTTACTGCAGGCCGCAGGTGCTATCGTAATGAAACGAGCGTTGCTCCTCTTGGACGACGCAGCTTCTGAACAGGGTCTGAACTATCGCTTCATAGGAAACATACACGATGAGATTCAATCGGAGGTGGTTACAGAACAAGCAGAGATTTACGGTCAACTCGCAGTCGGCTGCCTCAAGGAGGCTGGCGTATCGTACAACCTCAGATGTCCACTGGACGGGGAGTTCAAAATTGGAACCACATGGGCAGACACACACTGAAGTAACACTCACTAACAGCGAACGTCAGGTAGCCGAGTTCATAGCACAGCGTAGGTTTGACAGTAACAGGGAAAAGAATATCTCCAACAACAGAAAGGGGCCACAGTCAGACTACGAAACTGATCTTGAAGGCATGGCCTCTGAACTGGCAGCAGCCAAGGCTCTGAACGTGTGGCCCGACTTAACTGAAGAGATCCAAGTACATGACCTCACTTACAACGGAGTCACCATAGACGTCAAGGCTACCAAGTACCAGACAGGCAGACTAATAGCTGGTCGCCAAAAGAAAAACAAAGCCTGTGATTACTACATGTTACTCGTGGGTGAGTGTCCTACTTATGATATAAAGGGTTTCGCAAAACGTGAAGACTTGCTGAGCGAAGATACAATAACAGACTTGGGTTGGGGTAAGCTCCACGCTTTGACGCAAGACAAACTAACATCGCTGTCAGACTTTTTAGAGGAGTTCCAGAATGAATGAGAAGATAACAGATACGAATCGTTTGGGTGACATAGCGGAATTCTACGTAACAACTTGGCTGTGGGACGAGGGTTACGAAGTCTTCCGCAACGCTGGATGCACCGGAGCTATCGACTTAGTTGCTCTCAGGAACGGAGTGCCTGTGTTCATCGATGTAAAATCTAAGAACACTGATACACGGTACGGTCATTCACGTACAGAAGAACAGAAACTTTTACGTGTACAGCTCGTAGAGTTCAACGGACAAACCCGTAAGTGTCGGTGGGTGGAGCATGAAGAATGAACATACACACACTGGTACAAGACATATACAAGACGGTGGCCGACAAAGAGCCAGCCGAAGGTGTTGATCTGTACGACGAGATAGACCAGTTCGGGGAAAACTGTAAACGTCTGATGACCAACCTGTTCACTGAGAAAAGGGACGGACGTACCCTGCGTATGTCTAACATCGGACGTAAAGATCGCTACCTGTGGAACGCGGTCAACAACCCAGACGTGTCAGAAGAACTATCACCTAACACTTACGTTAAGTTTATGTACGGCCACTTGATCGAAGAGATGTTGTTATTTTTAACAAAACTATCTGGACACGAGGTTACTGATGAACAAAAGAGGTGTGAGGTTTCGGGCATTACAGGGTCTATGGACTGTAAGATTGATGGTGTTGTCACTGATGTTAAGTCTGTGTCCACTTTTGGGTTTAAGAAATTCAAGGACGGAAGTATGGCTCTTGACGACCCGTTTGGCTACGTTGCTCAAATTAAGGCTTATGCACATTCAGAGGGAAGAGACAACCGTTTTGGTTGGTTAGCTATGGACAAGCAGAACGGACACCTGACGTACCTGATGTACGATACAGAGGACACGAAGGCTTTCGTTCACAACACAATCTCTTACGACATCGAAGAACGTATAGAACACATCAAAGAAGTTGTTCAACAAGAAGAACCACCCGAGCATTGTTACGAGGCTGTTGCAGACGGTAAAAGCGGCAACAAAAAACTGGCAGTAGGTTGTTCGTACTGCTCTTACAAAAAAACTTGTTGGCCTGACGTTAGAGGCTTTGCCTACGCTAACGGCCCACGTTACTTAGTGGAGGTGGCTAATGAGCCGCAAGTCCCGGAAATCGAACTTAGGTAAGTACAGGTCAGGATTCGAAAAAGATGTCGCGCAGCAGCTACAACCATTTGGTTTTACGTATGAGTCGTGCCAAGTCCCGTACAGAATTGAACGAAAGTACACCCCAGACTTTGTGTACGAAAAACAAGGTGTTACTTATTACATCGAATGTAAAGGGTACTTTAGAGCGGGAGACACCCAGAAGTACCGCTCAATCTCTAACTGCCTCGGAAGCAATCAGGAACTTATCTTCGTACTTATGAAGCCAAACCAAAAAGTGAGTAAAAGTACCAGAAATACGATGGCCCAGTGGTGTGACAAAAATAACATAAAATGGTACGATACTAGTACGCTCAAGGAATTAGTCGATTATGTCTCTGACACTAGAAGAAACTAAAGAGCGGTTGTTGCGGTTGTACGACCCCGACGATCTTCTAGAAGCCCTACAAATATCAGCAGCAGAAATACTAGACCGCTTTGAAGACAAGCTCATCAAACGCCTAGAGTTCTTTTACGAAGAATTTCAGGAGCAAGAAGAGGAATACGATGAAGATGAGTATTGATGATGCAACACCCGAAGAGTGGAACGTATCCAGTAAAACAGCGTACGGTAAACTGTACCACCCTCAAGATATAAACAACCCCGTCACCCAGCCAGACCACTACAACCGTGGGGCCATTGAAGCTATCGAAGCAATCAAGGCTTCTATGCACCCACAAGAGTACAAGGGTTACCTCAAAGGCAACTGCTTGAAGTACCTCTGGCGCTACGAATACAAGAACGGTTTAGAAGACCTCAAGAAAGCCAAGGTCTACCTAGAGTGGTTGATAAAGGAAGTAGGCTCGTGAAAATAGTTGAGGGTAACTTCGGAAAGAAAGAGAAAGATATTACCACTTCTGAGTTCCTCGCGGCCTTTTCAGTCAAGGCGCTTGATTACGAACAAGAAGGAAAAGAAGTTAAGGTAGCTGTCGTGATGTACAAAGACGGTGAAGTATTTGAGATAGCTGCTAACGAACAGTACCCAGACGGTGTGTACATGCTTCTAAACATGGCCGCACATGCAATAATAAACGAGACACTAGGAATAACAGGAGTAATAGATTAGATGGATGCGTACCAGCAGTACATACACAAGTCGAGATACGCACGGTACTTGCCAGAAGAGCAACGTCGAGAGTCGTGGGAAGAAACAGCGAGGCGTTACGTAGATTACTGGGGGGAGAAGCTGCCTGAGAAAGAACACAAGGAAGTGTTCAAGGCTATATACGATCTAGAAGTTATGCCTTCAATGCGGGCGTTGATGACCGCTGGCGAGGCTCTGGACCGGGACAACGTAGCAGGGTTCAACTGTAGTTACTTACCTATCGACCACCCCAAGGCGTTCGACGAGATGATGTACGTCCTGATGTGTGGTACAGGTGTGGGCTTCAGCGTTGAACGGCAGTACGTACAGAAACTACCGGAGGTGGCAGAGACATTCCATGAAACCGACACAGTTATTAATGTGGCAGATTCGAAGATCGGATGGGCGAAATCGTTTAGGGAACTGGTATCACTGTTGTATTCGGGTCAGATTCCCCAGTGGGACACTAGCAGAGTTAGACCTGCAGGTTCCGCGCTACGAGTTTTTGGAGGTAGAGCATCGGGTCCAGATCCTCTGCTCGAACTATTCAGATTCACAGTTGAACTCTTTCAGGGAGCGGCTGGAAGAAAACTTAGCTCAGTCGAGTGCCACGATCTTTGCTGTAAGATTGCTCAAATCGTCGTCGTGGGAGGAGTCCGAAGATCAGCCCTCATCAGTCTCAGCAACCTCACTGACGACAGACTCCGACGGTGTAAGCACGGACAGTGGTGGGTTGACAACCCCCAACGAGGACTAGCAAACAACTCTGCGTGTTACACAGAGAAGCCAGACTTTGAGGCGTTTTTAAATGAGTGGACGAGCCTGTACGAATCCCGATCTGGAGAGCGAGGTGTCTTTTCTAGAGTGGCTAGTCAAAAACAGGCTGCAAGAAACGAGCGACGAGATGCTTCCTTTGATTTTGGAACTAATCCATGTAGCGAAATCATCCTCCGACCTTACCAGTTCTGCAATCTATCGGAGGTTGTTGTCCGGCAAACCGATACTCTCGCAGACCTCAAACGAAAAGTACGCATTGCGACTATCCTTGGAACTCTACAGGCTACCCTCACCGACTTCCGGTACTTGAGAAGTATCTGGAGAGCTAATACAGAAGACGAGGCGTTGTTGGGCGTATCCCTAACAGGTATCATGGATCACCCAACGCTGTCAGGACGAGGAGACAAGAGTGAACTCAAGAAGTGGCTCAGAGCTATGCGAGCAGAGGCCGTCAAAACTAATGAGCAGTGGGCCAGTAGGTTGGGTATTAACGTATCTACAGCCATTACTGCTGTTAAGCCTTCAGGTACTGTTAGTCAGTTGGTCGATAGTGCTAGTGGGATTCACCCTCGCTACAGCAATCAGTACATTAGGCGAGTCCGTGCTGACTCTCGTGACCCGCTTTGTACCGTTCTAGAGGCCGCAGGAGTCCCTGTAGAGGACGATGTGATGTCCCCCAGTACCCGGGTATTCAGCTTCCCTATCGCGTCTCCTGAAGGCGCTGTGACAGCCTCAGACATGGGTGCTATGGAGCAGCTAGAACTCTGGGAAATATACCAAGACGAGTGGTGTGAGCATAAGCCGTCTATGACTTGCTACTATAGGGACGAGGAGTTCTTGGAGGTAGGACAGTGGCTGTACAACAAGTTCGACAAGGTGTCAGGTATCAGCTTCTTGCCGTACTCAGACCACACGTACCAGCAAGCGCCGTACGAGCCGGTGGACAAGAAGACGTACAACCAGATGGTGAAGGATTTCCCGAAGGAAATATCGTGGGATATAGAAGAGGCCAGCGATATGACTGAAGGGTCACAGCAACTGGCCTGCACAGGTAACAACTGTGAGTTATGACATAAACAGTATGGAGTAACCTTCCGTTTTGCCTACGTCCTCTGGCTTATCTTTTGAGTCGTGAGGCGTAGGCATTCCTTCTTTCTGCATTCGTTTGATGCGGTTCTTTGACTTCTCACACATAGAGTGATAGTCTATAGATGTGTACGATACAGTGTGGTCTTTGTCTTTCATTGGTTAGTCCTTAGTCAATGTAATCTTCAAACAAACGCTGTCCAGTAGTCATCCTACTGATCCTGTCTATATTCGCTAAACCCGGAGCATAAGTCCTAATAGCCCTTAGTGCTGGAAGGGCAGCTTCATCTTCTCCGGTAACAGCACGTTCAGCAGAGGTTATCAAACCGCTTCCTAAAGTAGACACAGCTTCGATAGGAGCAGGAACAAGACTTACAGGTTTACCGCCAAACTGTTCAGACCTTATGTTTACAAAGCCGCTTGAAATGTTAGAGGCAAGCTGGTTCATAGTCGCGTTAGTAATGCCTTCTGGAGTCAGTACGTCTTCTACGTCTTGGTTTTTAGAGAGATCTAGAGTTTTTCTCGCGTCGTCCCAGATACCGGCTACTACACCAAAAAGACCAACGTATTTAGCTGAGTTAAACATAGCATCTTTGGCGGCTTGAGAACCTTCTGCACTGTTTAATCCAAGTCGTTGAGCCTTAAGTAAGTTTAATCCTATGTCTTCTCTGATGTTGTTCATCTGACGGTTCATGTACGTCAACATACTGTAGAACATACGGGCGTTAGGGTTGTCGTGAAACGCTTTAGGAAGCGCGCTGGCGCTTACAGGTTGCCACTTGTTCAGCGACGACCCAGCAAAGTTAATGATCCAAGGGTTACTTAAATCTTCATCTTTCAACGCTTGAACAGTAGACCTAAATTCTGAATCAGTCAGTCCTTTCATTCCGTCGTGCTTTCTGAGCTTTTCTAAGTCTTTAGGTTTTCCGCTTTTTGCTAAACGTATTCCTCTTTTAATTGCACTGTTAGTGAGTATCTCTTGACCCATGCGGTTTACAGTAGAAACTCCACTAACTTTGTAAAGTGCTTTACCTGTTACATCAACTGCTTGAGCAAACCTTGGCAAACGAATGAAGTTAAATTTATCCGCTGCATCTGAAACAGCACGCTTACCTGTGTTTGCCAGTTCACCCATGTAGTCTTGGTCAATACCTAATTTTTCTGTACCTAGCCATTTGTTGGTATTCATGTTTATTTTAGGAATAACTTTACCCAAAACAGGGGTCGTGCCTAGCTCGTCAAGCGCAACCTTTACAGTACGCAGTATTGCAGGAGCCGCTGTTGCTGCCCACGCGCTTATGCCGTTCTGATAAATAGGAGCGGTTACCCCTTCAATCAAGTTCAACGCGGCGTTTAACGGATTAGCTAACAGAGCAGAAGAAGTCAGGCGTCTTGCAACAGCACCCGCAGCGTCTCCTCCTTTCTTTGAAGCAATAATTTGAGAGCGTAATCCATTACCAAGATTAGCGGATACAGCTTTCGCTTTTTCTGCTGCGTCTGCTTTTGAAAAACCTTGCGCTAGATACTGTTTTCTGGCCTCTCTTCTTGTTTTTAACTCAATCATTTTTATGACGTAGTTTACTCTTCCTTGAGTCTTTTGGGGATCAGGCCGTTTAATCGGCGTCCCTCCTTGCTTTAAAACAAGTTTGCCTGTTTTTTCATCTATCAACCCAAAACGTTGAGCCAAAGCCTTAGCACTCGTTACGTCTTCAGCCATTTCTTTAATCGCGTCCATAGGATTAGCGTAATCAGAGACTGTCATGTTTACAGACTCTTTACCACCTATAGCTGCTTTAGTCGGGAAGTAATCAGGCGAACCTTTAACTACGTCTAGTCCCTGAAGAGTTTTGATTTGTTCTTCAACTTGCTTAAGTGCGGCCTTTTCTTCAGGAGTCTTTGCCGCCCTATTGAAGTCATCCCAAGTTACCCTTTGCTTCTTAGAAATGCTTTTGTTCATTCTTGTACTAAGAAGTTTTAACTGCTGGTTATCTTCAAACAGTTTGTAAGCATCAGCAAAATTGTGTTCAAAAATGTTATCTAAAGCTCTGCGGTCATGGCGAATCATTGTTTCCGCATCTTCTGCTAGTTTTGCTGCCCTTTCCCCTACGTTCTTAGCAATCCACTGACGTGTTCCTAAAAGAACACTTCCAATAACACCGCTTGCTTTTTCAGGTTCAATTGTTTCTCTAGCTACGGCGTCTTCGTCAGCGTCAACTCTACGAGTTCTTCTTCGTTGGGTACTGGTGTCTACTTCAAATCCCGGCTTAGATTTCTCTGTTGCTTGTGTAACGTCAACAAAACCTTCTTCGCCTCCTATAAAAGAAACCTCTGCGTCGTCTGCTTTGTCGTCTGCCTTAGCAACCGTTGGTTTTTTAACTGCGTCAGCGCCTTTAGTAAGAAAAGCACCCGCAGCACCGCCTATGCCAGCACCTAATCCACCACCTAGCAAAGCGCCTGTAGCTCTTTCTTCGCCTTCTCCTGATAGGAAACCGTAAGCTGCACCTTCTACTGCCCCCAGTGCCGCCGCTTTTCTAGCCCTCTCTGCTACGGTTCCAGCTTGCGCAATCTTTGCCATCCCCATTCCGGGTACAAAAAGACCTGCCGCAAATCCAGCACCTGTAATAAATTTAGAAGCTCCGGGGTTTCTACGCTCAAAGTAACGCAATTCCCGTCGGGAACCTTCTATAGCTTTTGACCAGCTTTCAGCTTCACCAGACGCAAGCCTAGCTACAGCATCAAGCTCATCTCCGATACCTATAGCAGACTCTACAAAGTCAATAGCACCAGCGCGTAAAGAACTGTACTCTCCCTTAGGCTTTCTAGAGCGTCTTCGTCTAGAGCGTCTTCGTCGGCGTCGTTCTCTTTCTTCGCTCATTAATTTTGTCCTGATCGACGGTCTGCCATACCTTGAACATTTTGCTCATACCGTTCCTGAAGTCTGTCCATAAATCTAAAGCCCGGCTCTCTTCTATACAACACTGGCTCTTTAGGTTTGTCTTCCTTTTTCTTTTTAGGGGCGGTTATAAACTCGTCTTCTTCAAGCTCTTTCATAACTTGAGTTAGAGACATTTGACCTTTTTGGTAGGCGTACTCCTCCATAATTTCTGCTTGGTCTTCTTCACTGTACTCTGTAAAACGTGCGTTTTCTTCTTCAGTAATTGTTATAGCAGGTGCTTGTGAAGGATCAACAGACGCAATAATAGCTAAGTTTGCTCGTCGGTTTTCTTCAATTAAATCAAACCTAGCGTCATCAATGTACTTTGCTTGCTCTTCAGGAGCTAGTTTGTCAAACTCCTCGTTTTGTTCAGCAGCAAGCGTTTCTGCTAAATCTCTTGACTGTTTTTCTGTAGGTCTATAACTGTCAATACTTATTTTAGCATCCCTAATAACTCTTTCGTCGCCTGCTTTACGGGCAGCGTTAGCGTCAAACCCTGCGTCGCTGATCCTAGTTTTTGTATCGTAAATTTGGTCACGGAGATTTTTTTCCATTGCTGCTGCTTGGCTTTTTGTACCTACGTCAGTCCACTTTTCTCCGTCCCAGTGCTTTTCAACAAACTCTTCGTAGGTCTGATTCAAACCTGTTAAAGCAGAAGTGTCGTAACCTTCTATACTACTTATCTGATCTTTAAAACTTTTAATTTCTGGGGCTTGTTTAACAGCAATACTACGATCTTCAAGCTCTCGTCTTTCGTTGTAGTTGCTTACTTCTTGAGCGAGGTAATCTTGAGCTTGTTCTGTGATAGCAGCAGGAGCATCTTTAATAGCTGCTGCCATGTTTTCTTCTCTTCCAGTTCTAATTGCAGCAAGTATTTTTGGTCTGTTACTAGCTAACCACTCTCTTGCTTGAATTTCCTCTTGTGCTGCTTGAGCTTCGCTTAAAGCCAGCCTACGGCTTTGGTAACCTTCGTTAATTAAAGTATCGCTAGACAACAACTCATTACGTTGTTTTGTCAGCGCAGAAACTTGTGTATTAAACTGGGCTTCAACTTGTTGTTCTGTGAAGGTTGGATTTTTAGTCCTGATTGCCGCCTTCATAGCTTCTTTGTTTTCTAGTCGTCCATCAATACCCATAACTGTATTGATAGAGTTTCTAGTTGAAATCTGTTTGGTTTCAGGAATCAACCCCTGCAACTTATTTATTTGAGATTGAATTTGAGCAGCCGTGTTTACGTTTTTAGCTTGCCCTAATTGATCCGTAAGTTGATTGATTGTGTTCTGCAGTTCCTGAGTGTTGCCTGCTTGTGCAAACGAAACGCCTTGGTTGCCTAAAGTAGCAGCACCTTGAATAGCCTGTAGCTCACGCTCCTCTTTACGTCTTTCAGCAATACGGTCACCTAACTCAAACAATCCCTGTTGAAACTGCGGGTTGGTTAAACCTTGTATAAGTCCTTGTCCAAATCTAGCCATTGTCTTTCTCCAGTTTAACCTAATGCCCCACCCAACAAACCTGTACCTGCCGCACCAATCAGGTTAGCTTGGCCTAAGCCAGAACCCAACAGTGCCTCAAGTCCAGACATCTTAGCTTCACCGAACATACTTGCGCCAGCCAACTGACCACGTTGGGCCAGCTCAGATGCTGCCAAGCCTTGCTGGAACATGTTGAGAGCTTGCGCCTGCGGGATGTAAGAAGCGCCTAGACCAGATAGGCCCATGCCTTGTTGAACTTGTTGCAGACCCAGCTGACCAGAGAACAAACCAGAACCAAGACCCAACACTTGTTCTGCCAGCGCAGCCTGTTGCATACGCTCTTGTTGCGCCTGCTGGATTGCCATAAGAGATGCTTGGTTTTGGGCTTCTGCTTGTGCCTTAGCTAAAGCTAGTTGCTCCGGTGTGCCACCAAACATGGCTGTTTGTACGCCTAAACGTCCTTGACTAGCGAGACGCTCTTCAAGAGCTAAACGTTGACGCTCTTCTTCAGGAAGCTGTGTTGCTCGTATACGGTTGTATACTGCTGCTTCTCTGTCTCCTGTACCGCCCGGAATGTTTGCAAGAAGCTGTTGTCCTCTAGTTAAAGCATTTTTCCCGATAGTACGCATCTGAGCAGCACCGGCAGGCTCTTGAACCAGTAAACTCTGTCGTGCATCCTCCAACAACCCCTGCTTGAGACGTTGCTCCTGTTCACTTAAATCTATCTGAAGGTTAGGACCAACACCTCCTGCCGTACCTCCAGTAAAAGCACCGCCACCAGACGTTCCTGCCCCCGTCAATCCTAAGTTTCTAAACGCAGCAAACTCTTGATTAGTTACCACACCGTCGTTGTTTATGTCCAACCCTTGACCCATGGCTGCACGTTGATTAGCAACAGCTTGTTCACGAGACACTCCTTGAGTATCCATAATTTGCTGTATACGCTCGTTGTAGCCCATAGTAGAAAACGTACTAGGTGCAGGCATACCTGCCCCCACTGAGCTACTAGTGTACCTTGAGCCGGGAAACGCCCTGCTTCCTACGCTGACCGTAAACGGACGAAACGCTGTTTGCTGTAAGCCTGCGGCTGCAATAGGGTCAACACCTGTAAACGCCCTTTCTCCTATGTCGCCTAAGTCTTCATAGGCTTTTGTTACGAGGCCTAAACCAGCAGCACCCATAGCAGCTTGAGAGGCGTTTTTTACCAAATCGTCCCCTATGTTTGATGCAAAGGTTCCTACGCCTTTTATAAAATCGTCTAACTTACTCATACTGTTTTACCTATAAGTGCTAATACATTCATTTCCTGTAGGGATATAACGCTACCGTTTACTTCTGTTTGTAAACCTACCGTAACAACCGACCCGTTACCTGTACAGTTAAGAGACTTTCGACTAATCAAATCACCTAACGAAAACTCAACAGCCGTGTACTCTGACACGCCGTAAAAACCGGGTGTTGCAGAACCAACTCTAAACCGTGACGTATTGGCTTGAATTGAAAAGTCGTAAGTCCAACTCAAAATAATGTCCGCGTTGTTGCCGCCAATAATTGTAGGGCGTATCTTTTTGAGTAGCTTCAGCTTCGACGGATCACCAAACGTCAAACCCGGACTTGTGTATCGGAAAATGTAAGATGAGTTGTTGTCGTCGAAACCGTCGTACTTGCCTATCCCGTCTACAGTACCAATGTAAACGTCACCGTTACGGTCTCTAGCAAAACTCTTAAAGTCAACACTGGGCCACTTAGTTACACGGAACGCTCCGTTTTCTAACCGACCTCGTAAGTCAAAACAATATATAAGGTTACTGTCAGGTAGACCCAATAAATAAAAATAGTTTTCAGGACTGTACACAGTAGTTGCTGGGCTAGTCTTAGTTTTTAGCTTTGCAATCAAATCTTGTTTTACATTACGGCTTGCATCTGTTATAGGAAGGGATTTTTCTTGTATAACTCTTCCGAGGCTTCGTAAACCGTCGTCGCTCAAGAACAATAAATCAGTACCAATATTCTGTACTGTTTTCCTGTCTATGCAACCCACGCCTGATATAGTGTCACTGATTGCCATGCTTGCAGGACTGCTTGCTCCTGAGTAAACAATAATGCTGTGTTCGCCAAAAACAACAAGAAAGTCGTTATGTGCAGCTAGTGCAACAATTTTGTCTGCACCGTTAGGCCAAGCCTTTGATACATCAATATTGCCGCTAGATCCGCTGCTAAAATCATCGCCATCTAAAAGATCAGACCAGTAAATAATCGTATCATTAGTTGCATTGCCAGCAACAAATATTCGACCAAACGCGGCTAAAGCCTCGTGAGCATATTGAGCAGAACTTACAGCAGAATGAGCAACAGCACTTACTTTAGTCACTGCACCTAAACTATTACTGTACACCAACGGCTCGTAGCCACGCTGAAAGAAATACGCATGATCGTTAAAGTTTACGATCTTCCAATCATTGGCAGTAATGGTGTATGATCCGGGCGTAGCATCTACCAACGTAGTAGTGCCGGTCATAATCTTGTTGTTACCAGTGCTAAAAATAACCTCGTTGCCAGCACTGTCGTAAAACTCGTGGATGTTGTGGATATGATCCGTACCCAACGCCGTCTTGTTGGTCGTAATAACGCTGTTACCCTGACGGGAAGCTAATCGGCCTTGTCGATCAATAATTGCGTTGTCTGCAACTTCAGCAAAAGACGTGTCCTGTGCTAGAGGAGAATCTTCTGTGTTGATTCCCTGAAACGCAGGAGCAACCAAGTTAATACTCTGTAACTGTTGTGCCATAGTAATTCCTACGGTGTGTAAAAAATTGTTTCTTCAGGGTGTTTCTGGGCATCCAATGCAATCGCGTCAGACAAATGCTTGTCAGCTATCGCAAAGTACTCAGCAGTAGATGTACCGCCTGTTTCACCACGCTCACGAGCTAACAGAGCAAGTGCCATGTGAATTACAGGACTGCTAGGTATAGCCAACGTGTCTGCATCAGCACTCAGAGGTACGTTACGCAAAACTATTTTTACTTTTAACGAGTAAACGCCGTCAGGTTTAGGATACACATCAATCTGAGTATCGCCGTTAGCGTCTACGCCGTTATAAGTAAAATACTTAGGCGCGCCTGAGACTGGGTTGTTTACAAAGAACTCGTTGTCAAACCACGCTTGTGTTTGGTACTGTAGCTCACAGTTCGAAGTATCGTTTATAATCCTAAAAACTTTACCTTTGTCACCACTGCCTGTCAGTGAGTAAGTGTAGTCGTCAGCAGCCGTCGTAATCGTAAGGGTGTTACGCAACGCTGACCAATCCCACGCTGTCTCTACGAGATCCTTTGCGTCGTTTACAAAGTCACCGACCATCTTGCTGTACGTACTTTCAGATACGTTAGTTACTTCGTCTTCTCGTAAACGTCTGAGTACGTTGTTTACTAAATTTAAGTAAGTCATTATGTCAACATACCTCGACTGTTTGCTTGAATTATTCCGGCAAGTTCTTGCATGTAATCTTTTTGTTGGAAAGACAACGGAGTAAGCTGGTACGGCTGGTACGACAGTCCAGTCATAAAGGGCTGAAACATTGACTTTCTTTTGCTACCAGCACCTGCAGCAGCAGTGGCCCCCATAAGAATGTCGGTTATGTCAGGCCCATCTCCGTCTCCAGTACCATCCCCAGTACCATCTCCGGTACCATCCCCAGTACCATCCCCAGTACCATCTCCAGTACCATCCCCAGTACCATCTCCAGTTCCGTCTCCGGTACCATCCCCAGTACCATCCCCAGTACCATCCCCAGTACCATCTCCAGTTCCGTCTCCGGTACCATCTCCGGTACCGTCTCCAGTACCGTCTCCAGTACCGTCTCCAGTACCGTCTGTAGTGTCTGTAGTGTCTGTAGTGTCTGTGGTGTCTGTGGTGTCTGTGGTGTCTGTAGTGTCTGTAGTGTCTGTAGTGTCTGTGGTATCAGTAGTGTCTGTGGTGTCTGTGGTGTCTGTAGTGTCTGTAGTGTCTGTAGTGTCTGTAGTGTCTGTAGTGTCTGTAGTATCTGTAGTATCTGTAGTATCTGTAGTGTCTGTGGTGTCTGTAGTGTCTGTGGTATCAGTAGTATCTGTAGTATCTGTAGTGTCTGTAGTGTCTGTAGTGTCTGTGGTGTCTGTGGTGTCTGTAGGTGTCGGATCAAAAATACCGCCAAAAATCCCACCCGAATTAAAGATCCCACCCGGACCAAAGATAACGTCTAAAACTCCTCCAAGATCGTCGGAGGTTACTACCGTAGTACCGTCAGGGTCTGGTTCGTCGTCACCTATACCTTGGCAATCAAAGTCGTCAGGGTTTTCTTTACAGTATTCTTCTAAGTACGGTTGATCTACGTCGTCAGGAGTACCGGCGTAGTTAGGGTCTATATCAGCAGCTTCTTCAGAGCTAATGTCTCCGCTATCATCTTCGTCGTTTCTAGCTACGTATTCATTAGCCCTATCAACCAAAACACTAGGAGCGTTAGGGTTGTTTAGGATTTCATCTATTCTTTGAAGAGCTACGTCGCCAGTTAAACATTCTCCGCCTTGAGTAGTAAAACCACCTGCTTGATTACACGCTTGCTTGTCTGCTTGGTTTGTCAGACGATCTATAGCGGCTTTTCCTGCAGCCGTTGTAGTTGGTCCTGTTGCCCCAAGAACAGAGCCAATAACCCCCATCTGGGCCAAAGAGCCTCCACCGATAGTTGATCCCGGAACGGTAGTCGGTCCTGTTAGTTGAGGATTGTCTAAATCGTAAGTGCCTATTGCAGCAGGTAATTGATCTTGAGGAACATAGCGAGTAACACCTCCTACATAAACAGGAACAAACGCTCCAGTTCCGGTAAATAATCCTGTATTTCCAATAGCCATCTTACTTGGCCCTCATCTGCATCAGCTTGTCAGCACCACGTATGCCAAAGCTGGCAGTTACCGCTACGTACAAGAGATACTGGTAGTACTCAGGCAGCTTGTCTAGCTCGTCAAAAGCTAA